TTCAACACGTTAGGCGGCTTGACGTAACTTATTAAGGGTATTTTGATCTACTTTGATTTTAGACTTGACAACATCATCACCATTGTCAGATTTATCCTTAGCGCTTTCAGCTTTCTTGATTAATTTAGCAAGTTCTATTGACAGATCGAACCCTGCAAAAGGTTGATCTACTTTTAAAGTCCACCATTCAGTAGCCTTAGCTTCTTTGAAATTAGCTTTCTTATTCTTATCAATTACAAACTCACTACCCTCAACAGAAACTCCTGCAAACTGGACAAGATAGTCCACCATTGCCTTTCTATTGATACCTAAGCTAGACTTAATCCACTCAGGAGCATTAGTTAAAACTACATTCTTATCACCATGTACAGAAACATGCTCAACTAGCCCTAAAAGGGCGGATTGAACATCTTTTCTCATGGTTTCTGTTGTACTTGTTGCGGTTCTGATACGTTTTTGAACCGTTTTTAATGTAATATTAGCCATTTTTTATAATCCTTTTAAGATGTTATAGGTTCATAGTATACATTATTGTATAGTATGAGATATAACATCCCTAGACCTACCATATATTGTGTCAATAGGTCTTAGGATATTATTCTTATGGGGTTCACTACGTTCCTTGCGTCGTTAGGTTTGCACCACTTCCAATAAATTAAAACAGTTTCACTATCTGACAAGATAGGTGTCAACTCATAAAAAACTAGAACCCATGTACTCACAGGATACGATTTGCAAGGCCGTTTAGCCCTCAACCTCCACATAAACCAGACAACCAAGTACACTTGGTACAGTAACCTTTCCAAACCTTTACCCTGTCAGGGTAATACGATGTTCCGATGCCTAATGTGAACGCATTTTTAAGATGTTCTTTGGAATCAGGTTGAGTCCTGAACCGAAACCAATATTTAGCAATGCATTGGTTGAAACCATAATGACACAAAGAAATGACAGTGTAAACAATTAAATGTGTAATAATATTGTTTTGTTTCATAGTTATACGCAACAATCTTGCGTGTATAGTTGGCACGGTTTGTGCATAAACACGTTTTGTTCTCATTGTACATTGTTTTAGTGTATAGCCTAGAATGCATTTTAAAGGGGCCTAGATCAACAGGGCTATTTTAGATAGCAATGAAACCCAAACATTTAGGACAATGTAAGGGGCCTTATAAGCCACCCTAGGTATTACATATATTATGTGTGTAATAGAGTATGTGATAGAGTTGGCATGGTTCTTGCATAGATTGTGCAGGCTTTTTCAATGGTGCCAATTACTTATGGTTAGTGGTGCCAGTCTTAGGCGTATCAAGAACATATTTTATCATCTTATATAATACTTTTTAATAAACTATCATCCTGCATAGTATGCAAAGGTAGATTATCATCCTGTATAGTATGAATTCATATTATATAATTATGTAAAGTGTACCTACCCAACCCCGGGGTGTCCAGTCTGTGGTGTTCTTTTTCACACGACCTGACATTATCCTAGAGAAATTCTGGAGTTGGAAAAGACACCTAAATAGTTCTTGACAGATCGGCAAGAAGCGTGTACCCTATACTCTATAGTACTCCTACATACTGGGGAGCGGCCTTAGAGTACTCTAGAGTATGACTACTACTATTACTTAATATAAGAGATAAGTACTCTTACATACTCTATAGTCCCTCATTATTAATTTATAGCTTGACTTCCTACGTTCTTTAAGGTATAATAGTAGTATGATCAAAGCAATCTTTATCTTTATGTCTATACTTCTTGTCGGTACTTTACCTGTAGTAGCAGCAGACGAATGTAAGGTACCTTTTACTAAATTAATAGAAGCTATCAATAAAGAGTACCCTGCATCTAGTAATCGTGCTATGAATTCAAAACAAACTGAAACATTTCTTATAGCTTATAACTACTTAGCTCCTAGATCAAACTTCAAGTCTGACACAGTTGTTATGTTCTCTAAACCTGATGAGCCACAAGCCTTGTTTGTCTTTGTTAAAGACTTCTGTGTAGAAACTCTAACTACTATGTCATACAAAGAGTTTATGTTTATGATGCAAGGAGGCAGACTTGAGTAACGTAATGAAAGATAATGTAGGACGTTACCGTACACAATCTCTCTTTAGAGAGTTCTACGTACATACTTCTACAGGCTTAGCTCCTCTATGGACTTTAAAAGATGAAGACCCTCAAGGGGAACTCCCTAGCCTCAAACGTATCTATCTAGACTACGAAGACCCTACTGAGTACAGCTTTGCTATGGCTACCTTCGGCAACTGGCAGCACTGGCTCAAGATAAAGAACTCTAAAGCTATACAAGTCTACATAGAAGACTGGCCTCTAGAACTAGAAGTACGTCTTAAAAGTAGAGGTATCTTAGGAGTAGCTGCCGAGTTAACTGGTAAGAACGCCTTCAGTGCAGCTAAGTTCTTAGCTAACAAAGGATGGCAGGACACAGCCAGTAAACGAGGCAGACCCTCCAAAGAAGAGATTGAAAAGGAAACAAAGATAGCTGCCAAGCTTCAAGAGGAAGTCTCTGATGACATGGCACGAATAGGGTTATCGTTAGTGTCTAGTGGAGGAGAGTAGATGGCTGTCAAGGTAAACAAAGCAAGTAAAAGCACTAGGTCTAAAAACATACTTAAAAAGGCACGTGCAGAAGATATTAGGAAAGCTAAGTTAGTTAAGACGCACAAACCTCAAGAAGTTAACAAGAAGAAGAAGAAGAAATAGACCTTGGCAAAAGATGATGTACACTCAGAGATACGTAGTGCAGCTGAGGCAGACTTAGTTACATTTATTAAGCTTGTGTCTCCTCAGTCTATCTTAGGTGGTGTACACGTAGAGTTATGTCAATGGTGGACACGGCAGGAAGCGAAAGCCTTACAGTTATGTCTACTACCACGGGACCATCAGAAGTCTCGTATGATAGCCTACAGAGTCGCTTGGTACTTAACAAAGCACCCTGACCATAGAATTTTATATATAAGTGCTACAGCTAACCTAGCTGAGAAACAATTAAAGTTTATTAAAGACATCCTTACCTCTACAATCTATATGAGGTACTGGCCTGAAATGATTAACTACGAGGAAGGAAAGCGTGAAAGATGGACGAACAATGAGATTTCTGTTGACCATCCTCTCAGAAAGAAAGAAGGTGTACGCGATCCTTCAATCTTTACAGCAGGACTTACAACGTCGATCACTGGCTTGCATTGCGATGTGGCAGTCTTGGATGACACAGTTGTTCCAGAGAATGCGTACACTGACGAAGGCCGTAATAAAGTTAAGACCCAGTACTCTCTACTCTCATCTATTGAGGGTGCTGAAGCAAAGGAGTGGGTAGTTGGTACTAGATATCATTCAAAAGACTTGTACAATGATCTTATGGAAATGCAAGAAGAGATATATGATGATGAAGGTAACATTGTTGAACACTCTGCACTATATGAGAAGTTTGAGAAACAAGTGGAAAACAGGGGTGATGGAACTGGTGAGTTCTGTTGGCCCCGACAGCAGCGCCCTGATGGTAAGTGGTTTGGTTTCGATCGTAAAATTCTAGCACAAAAACGTGGCAAGTACCTAGACCGTACCCAGTTTTTTGCTCAGTATTACAACAACCCTAACAACCCTGAGGGTACAGGTATTACTCCTGATAAGTTTCAATACTTTGAAAGGACTCACCTGACTAGACAGAAAGGTTACTGGTTCTACAAAGGACAGCGCCTTAATGTCTTTGCTGCTATCGACTTTGCGTACTCACTAAACAAAAGGTCTGACTCAACAGCTCTAGTAGTTATAGGCATAGACCCTAACCATAACTACTATGTCTTAGATATAGAACGGTTTAAGTCTGAGAAGATCAGTGAGTACTACGCATACATCCTACGAGCATTTGTTAAGTGGGACTTTAGAAAGCTAAGAGCTGAAGTAACAGCAGCACAGAAAGCTATTGTACAGGAGCTAAAGAACTCCTACATCAAACCTAATGGACTATCTTTGTCGATAGATGAACACAGTCCTAACAGGCATGGTGGTTCTAAAGAGGAACGTATCAGGTCTATCTTAGAAGCTAAGTATGACAACCTATCTATCTGGCACTACCAAGGAGGTAACTGTCAAATCTTAGAAGACGAGCTAACACAAGAGCACCCGCCACACGATGACGTTAAGGATGCCCTAGCTTGTGCTATTGAGATAGCCATACCACCTAGTCAGATGCATATGAACAGTAACGGACCACAAAACAATATAGTCTACCACAGTAGATTTGGGGGAGTAACAGCGTAATGGCAACACGTAGATCACTAACATCAAGAGGGTTCACCTCTGTAAACGCAGGAGTTTCAAGTACTAATAGATTCCTTAAGCCACCACGTGTTGTTGGTGAGTACACTACAGTTGCTGAAGACTTACGTTCAACTAAGAACGCTGTAGGCCCTGCTGCTCAACCGCTACGCCCTAGAGCTAGAGTTGACACTGGTGGTGGAGGTGATGGTGGGAACATTAACACTTCTTATCAAATTGGAAGTAGAGCTAGGGCTTCTGTTAGAGGTAGTGAAGCTTCTTTAGAAACAAAACCCGGTTTCTTTGGAGGAAGTGAAATAGATTCCTTTGGAGGTATCACTGCAACAGATAGTGCTTCTAAAAGTAGAGCTACTGGAATAGGTATAGCTGGAACAGTTGTAGATGCACTTACTGGTGGTGTATCAAAACCTTTGACTAGTATAATATCTGGTGTAGCAGCGTATGATTCTTATAAAACAAATAAAGAATTAACACAAACTTTCTACGGCACCCCTAACGCTAAAGGGTTTTTTGATAAAACACTAGAAGAAATAGAAGGCTTCCCAACAACAGCACTAGCACAAATAGGGGCTGTACCGGGGAACATTGTTACAGGTGCTCAAAAGGGATTAAATGCACTAACAGGTTTAGTAACTAAAGCAGAACCTGTTAATGAACAACGTAAATCAAGAATAGAACGAGCTGAACAATCTACAATTAATAAAAATACAAGAGATATAGCAGCGTCTGTACAAGCAGAACAACAATCACTTCAGCAAGCTAAAGAAGCTCAACAACAACAAACTATTAAAGACAACCGTAGAAGAGATAAAGAAGGTGGTGGTGGTGGAGGCTTTAGTGGATTTGGTGGATCAGGTGAGTTCAGCGGCAATGAGTCAGGTACTGGCGGGCTTTCAACATAACTTAATAGGTAATAAATAACATGGCTGGACGTACATTAGATTTTGCAGAGTATATTGGGACACCAGATGTTCTAGCTAATGCTATTGGAAACAAGTACCTAGAGTGGGCTAACCAACGTAGGTCTTGGGTAGAAGATAAGAAGGAACTCCGTAACTATGTCTTTGCTACGGATACTACAAAGACTTCTAATGCTACCCTACCTTGGAAGAACTCTACGACTACACCTAAACTATGTCAGATAAGGGACAACCTACATGCTAATTATATGGCAGCATTGTTTCCAAATGATGATTGGCTTCTATGGGAAGGTGATGACGAAGATGCGGAAGCTGAAGAGAAACGTAAAGTAATCTCTTCTTACATTAAGAATAAACTACGTTACGGTAACTTTATTAATATAGTATCTACTATGGTCTATGAC